CAAATTTTACCGAAGGACGCTTGAAATCCATAACCTGCTTTGTCAACTCTGTCGTATCGGTGGAAACACCAAATCCAATGAATAGGATACGGAATCGGTATTTGAGCTTAGGCATGATCAAACCTTGACCAGAGGCAGCTTGCCCAATATCCGAAAGAGGAACTGTAAAATTAAGTAGCGATGAAGTAGCCATTTTTCTATTCTCCAGAAGATTTCTTCTGCATGTATTTAGTCAAGCACCATAATTTTCGAAAATGACTACAAAAATGGGAGCCTTTTTTGGCTCCCATTCGTGTCGCAAAGTTGAGGTTTAATTAAGCGGCTGTTACACTGCTTGTTGTAATTACTCCCTGACCAACCAATGTAACAGGGATGTAGATAAATTCCGCTGTTGTTGTTGGAGCGATTGCAACATCTACAAACAATTCATTTGCATCGATAGTTGCTGGTGTATTGTTGGTCAAGTCGCAAACAACAGCGTAATCAGTAATACCACGCTGAGCCTGAATGCTCTTGAGGAATTCGCCGATCTGGAAAGCAATACCGTGACGAGTAATTGAATCATTCTGTTCGAATACATACTGTCCACCGATTGCTGTCAATGCACCACGGAGGTAGATAACCAAACGTGCCACGTTGATACGGCTCAATTCTGTGTTCTGACCGCTACGAGTCTTCTGACCATACAATTGAATTCCGCCAGCTTGGAAATTGCTGATTGGGTTTACAAATGCAGGATAAAGAATATCGCGCAATGCCTTTGAAACACTGTTGGTTACGTAGTTTCCAGACTGTTCGTCAACATAGCCGATTGAGGAAACGTTTGTTACAACGCCTCTTCGTGCTCCTGCTGGTGCGAACCAAGGGAAGGAAACTGCGTCGCTCTGGATAATTGTTGGCAAAGCCATGAAACTGCTTGGCACAACGATGCTGTTACCACTCAAGTCGGTTGTTAAACCAGCAGGATAGTAAACACCAGCGTAATCATAGAATGTAACCAAACCATTTTCACCATCTGTAGGAGCCTGATTTAGATTGTTTGCCCATGTATTAAGAGCATTCGCAGTTGCTGGCAATGTTAATGGGCTGTCACCAACAATGAATGCTGTTTCGCCACGAGTTTCGTTAATAGAAACTAGAGTTGGCAGCAATTCTGGATAACCCGGTGCAACCATTAAGTTAAAGTTATAGAATTCATCCTGAAGTTGAGTGCTATTCAACAAGGCCGAAATCATTGATTGAACAACTACATTGCGCTGAGCATCGCTTCCTTGATAAGCTACACCAGTTGTGTCATTTCCGCTCAAAGTAACCCATGTATCGGAGAATGGAACAGCATTGCTTACTGTAAAGTGGTTAAGAACAAACTGCTTTACGTTGAAACCACTGCGACGAGTATTGAACAGCAAAGTTCCACGAGGATACAATGCGAAGCTAGGAGCATCGGGATCGAGAACGGCTGGAGCGATGTTAACCAGAGTGCTGATTGGTGTCAAAATTCCCAAACCGGGATCAACATTACCATAAGCAGACCAACGAGCGTCAGCAAATACGATACCATTGCTGCTTGTATGGTCAGTATTATTGATAAGAGTCCAGACATTTCCTGTGCTGTAACGATAGATGCTTGGGCCACTTGACAAGTTAAATGTATTGAGCCAGATGTCGCCATAAGCCAATGCATTACCATTGCTCTGAGTTGTTGGAGCAGTTGCGCTTGCAATTGGTCCATTTGGATCAGTCAATGTCAAATTGAAACCACGAACATCGGCTGAAACTGTACGATAGCTTGCCCATGCGTTTCCAATGTTAACCAAAATATCGGCAACAGTTGGATCGTCATAGTACCAAATTGTTCCATTTGCAGGATCGGCTGTTGGAGCAGTTGTGCCTACAACATATGTTGCTGGAACCCAATTGCTAACCTTAGCTGGTGCAGTGATACCGATGGATGCCAATGGTGTGTTGGTTCCGTCATAGAGCAAGAAGGTTGCACCAGTTGTATTTTCGATGAATACCTGATTGCTTGATGTCAAACCAGCAGTGATTCCAGTAATCGATGCTGCATTGATTGCTGTTACTACGTTAGCTGCGGTTGTTCCTGTAATGGTAATTGTTACATTACCTAAGAATGTTCCAAGTCCAGCCTCAGCAGTGTTGATATTGAATGTAGAAGCAGTTGTAACTGTTGGATTCAAAACAGTACCAGTAACAACTGTTGGTCCAGCTACGCGCTGTAGCAACAACGATGCTGCATTTGCACCAAATGCACCGTATTCATAATACAATGTGCCTGTTGGAATATTGATGCCGCCGCCAAGAGGATCGAGAAGCAAGTTAACTGTTGCGTCATTCTGTGAAATGGTTACTGGTTCTACCAACCACGAATCACTGGAGCTAACAAATTCACGAACGATGATATTTCCGCCATTTTGCTGCGAAGATGTGTTAAACCACACACTTCCTGTTGGTTCTGGTGTTGGATCAGTTGGATTCCAATGTGGAACACTTGTAAATGGACTTGCCTGATATGCTGGTGCATAGTAGGTAGCTGCTGTAATACCAACGTTACCGAGAACAGAGGTGTCTCCTGTAACAACTGCGTTTGAATTACCGCCATTTGACAGAAGATCAACAGTTAAAGCAAGACGGCTTGACACTGCAACTGCATTAACACCCGGAATTGCTGCGGCGTTAATGTTTGCGATGATTGTTGCCAAGTTAGATGAAGTTGGAAAGGCAACATTTGATCCGTTTATGATCAAGTTACCAGTAACAACTGGGCTTGTTAAAGTTCCGATAACTGCTGGAACTGAATCCTGCCATGCCTTTGAACCAACCAACACCCAAACTCCAGAACTGTTCAAGAACCATACTGGATTGCTTGCATTTGCTGGAACAACGGCATAATCACCCGGCTTTCCGATGGAAGCGAGTGGCTGGCAATTTGCGCCCAAGAACGAAGTCAAGGAACTAATGTTTCCAGTTGTTTGTGCTGGATTGCTGATAACCCAAAGCTTTGCCTGACCAGAAACATTTGTTGGAACGATTGGGGAAAATGTTAAGTTTGCTGCATTGAACTGGAATAGACCCCAAGAAGTAGCAGAAGTATCAAGCCACTGTGTACCGTTTGGTGGGTTTCCGACAGGGGCAGTCAATGAGCCAGAAAGTGCGTTCAAATCAATTGGTGCTCTCATGATGTAGGCTGCATCGCTTACACCAAGAGAAGAATAAGCGGTCATCAAACCGTATTCATTTTGCTCGCTGGCATTAACGGGAGTTCCCTGAACATTTTGGAAAATAGGCGCACCGAAATCATTAACCAAACTACGCTGGCTTGTTTCCAGAAAGATATTACCTGCTGTATTGGCGGTAGTGTATTGAGCAAGCGTGTTACTCTGATTTAATTTATTTTGTGCGGTGGCAACAATAATAAATGGGACTGTTCCAGTAGGGGCAGACGTAAACTGTGTCTGATCTACGATAGTTACTTGAACACCCGGTGAGATTTGTGTTGTGCTCATGGATTCTCCTATATAAAACTTACAAGTCCCTATGCAGGACTATGCACTGCGTCTGAAGATATTTAGCAGCGTGCCTTCAAACAAGGTGTTTTAACTAGGGAATGCAAAAGCACTCAATTTTATTTTTGATGATTTAAGATAAATAGAGGCTCAATCTAAAGAGGAAACGATCTAGTGGCTTCCATTTCAATGATTTCATCCAATTTTTGGTGGAGTTCCTCTAACGTGCCGTTATTGTCCACTTCGTAGTCAAATGGTTGATTTACCCATCCCCACTCGCTGATGTGAACATCAGGATATTTGGTTTCCATTAAACTAATATATCTTGAATCGTTTCTATATTCTTCTGAATGGGAAAGTTCCATCAAGGCATCATTATACCAAACAGGCAATTTCCCTCTATTGATTCGAATCAGCGATCCACCATTCTTTCGAATGATATCCATCTCGTTTATGAAACGGCAGTCGTCAATAACAATATCGCTTGTTGAGTTGATGATTTTGTTTTCCAGAGAAGCAACCCAAATATCAGGATGGAAACTGCGACGGCCAACTTCAGTTCCCCATTGTTGTAGAATCCATCGAGGAGTGAGGTTGGGAATTTGTAATCTTTCGCTCCACCATTTATCCTCCACTTCACGCCAAGCGCGACTTTCGGAAGTGGCACCCTTCAGCATTTCAAAAGGCCAACCAAAAATTGCACCAACGGCATGTTTCAAAGAATCTGCGAAGCTGAGATGTTGGAAGTTGTGTTTTGCTTGGAGGTATTCAGAGGCAGCGCCCTTACCAGAACCGATAAGGCCATTCAATCCAATAATCATAATTTATCCATATATAAGAGAGTCTATTCGTTTGTATCTAATATTGAAGGCGTTGCAGATCAATTCTATTTCTCGTAGACATTCGTTACGACCACCACCGCACATGTAAAACGGGCTTAACTGTTTCAATTCATTGACATTTACCAAGTATGGCAAATAGATAGACCCGCCTTCTAAATCATCTACTTGTTCAAGTTCATCATCCCATAAAACTTCTGATAGGTCTAAATCTTCGCTACTATTAACTCTTTGTGCTACCATCGCACGAATTACTTTAATGATTATATGATCGCTAATCCCATTGTCCATCCAATCTCTAAAAAAGGCATATTGCTTTTCCATAAATTTGATAGACCCATTTTCAATTAATTCTGGATTAAGCCCTTTATCAATGTAGTATTGTTGAACATCTTCAATCGTGTCGTTCGTATAATCTTCTCCGTTCCACATCACAACTTTTTTGCCCATTTGCTGATTGAGTAGATTACACACTTTTCGGGCAATTCGATCACAATGATGGCGATATGCTGGTTGCACATCCACAACTAAAATGTTCGTTCCGACACGTTCAAACAATTCTTCAACTTTCATTAGTTTAACTCACTATGGATATATTTGCAAGAAATTTTTGTTATCCTTTCGTATTTAGGATAAATATTGTCAGTCGCGATGTTGGCACATCCACTAACCCTAATGCTATGTAGGAGCATCAGCTATGTCTATTTACAATCAGGAAAGGAAGTTCTACGTTTATTCTTGGAATAGGATTCGTGATTCCATTAATGGAATTGCTGGAGGCCCATTTTATATCGGAAAAGGAACTGGCGATAGAGCTTTCAACAAAGATCATGTCATAAAACCACCAAAAGATAAATCAAGAATCATTTTCTTGGCTGAAAATATGAATGAAGCAGACTCTCTTCAATTAGAAATGCTTCTAATTTATTTTTATGGTCGTATTGATCGAGGCAATGGATGTTTACGAAATAGGACCGATGGTGGTCAAGGAGTTAGTGGGCGAATTTTATCAGAGGAAACCAAACAAAAAATTAGTAGGTCAAATAGTAATCCTTCTGATGAAACTAGGAAAAGAATGTCTAATATAAACAAAGGAAGAAAATTCCCCAAAGAATTTTGCGAAAAAGCTAAACAAAGACAACTAGGTGTTCTAAGAGACGAGAAATCAAAAAAGAAACTTTCCGAATCTATCAAACAGCACTGGATATTACGAAAACAAAAGAATCCATAAATATAAAAAGAGGTGTTATATGGCTGAAGAGGAAATTAACGGTAATGTTGTTGATCTTAGAAAATTGAAACAATCTGTATTTTCATATGTTAATCTTATGCTTGGTGCGGGTATGGTGGAAAATGAGCTTGATCCCGAACATTACGAAAACGCATTGACTCGTGCAGTTGAAGTCTTTCAGACTCGTAGCTCGGCGGCAGTTGAAGAAAGTTTTGCATTTCTTAAAACTCAAAAAGATGTTCAGGTTTATACTCTTCCCGAAGAAATTCAATATGTTCGACAAATTTGGCGTCGTAGTTTGGGTGATATTGGAAATGCTGGTTCGCAGATCGATCCATTCAGCCAAGGTTATCTCAACGTTTACATTTTGAATAGTGGACGATCTGGTGGTTTGCTCAACTATGAACTGTTCAAAGACTATGAATTCCAAGTTGATCGTATGTTTGGCGGACAGATTGATTTTAACTTCAACTCAATCACCAAAAAACTCACTCTCATTCGCAAGGTTTACGGAACCAATGAAACTCTTCTGCTTCAGACATACAATTTGAAGCCTCTTGTCCAATTGCTTGTTGATTACCGATCACTGACTTTCTTAAAAGAATATACTCTGTGCTTGTGCAAAATGGAATTGGGAACAGCAAGAGAGAAGTTCGGTTCAATCCCGGGACCGGGGGGCGGAACAACATTAAATGGGGCTGCGCTTAAGGCAGAAGGCCAAGCAGGGATGGACAAATTGCACGAAGACATAAGTAATTTCAGATTTGGTGAAACGCCAACGGCATTTATAATCGGTTAAGTCTTTTGTTATGTTATATATGGGGTAATTATTGTGCCACGAATTAGTCTTTGGAAAAATGAAAAACTCGCGCTGGATTTCAAATGGTTCGACAGACTTGTATATGAGCAGTTTACAGTCGGCGGCGTAGATACATATGTTCACAAGTATTTGGGCGCGGCAAATCCAAATGTCGTAAACGATGCAACACAACCAATATATCCAAATCTCAGCGCACAAAATATTCAAGACTTGCTATTTCAGGAAAACAGAGACAGAATCTACGCCAAAGACATATATAGAATGCGTTGTCATTACAACGTTCAAGATTTGGATTTGGACCTTACACAATTTGGTCTGATGATTTCTGCTGGAACACTTTATATTACTATGCACACAAAGAGCATGGTTGATACATTCGGCAGAAAATTAATGAGCGGAGACGTTCTTGAACTTCCAAACTTGAAAGAATTTTATAGTTTGGATGAAACAGTTCCTGTGGCATTAAAGCGTTATTATGTTGTGCAAGAAGGAACTCGCCCAGCGGCGGGATTCAGTCCGACATGGTGGAGTCACCTATGGCGTTTGAAATGCACGCCATTGATCGATGCACAGGAATATCAATCTATTCTGACTCAGATTGTGGTCGGAGTTGATGGCAGTCCAATTATTGTCAATGGAAACACAACAACATATGGAAACATAGGTAGTTCATTGAATACATATGACGCAATGAACCAAGCAATCGTAACACAGGCTGAGTTTGAAGTGCCAAAAAGTGGATACAACACGGATGCATTATATACGCCTTTATTTGTCAATGGCGATCCAAAACAGGGGCCATTACCAGTTGGTTCAAGCCCACAACAGAGATTTACAGGTTATTTGGTCAATAACGGAGAAGCTGTGAACGGATATCCAGTGACTCCCGTAACCG